AGGTGAGTATGAAAAAATACAGATTATTAAAATCTGATAGTATAACAGTAAACGGAATCAAACTATACCGTATTAAAGCGGTTAGAAGTTTTGGTAATGTAATTAAAAATGAGAAAGGCGGGTATATCCAATCAGAGGACAATTTATCACATGATGGAAATGCATGGGTCTACGAAAATGCAGAGGTCTACGAAAATGCAGAGGTCTACGAAAATGCAGAGGTCTACGAAAATGCACTGGTCTTTGGAAATGCACAGGTTTACGGATATGCACAGGTTTCCGGAAACGCACAGGTTTCCGAAAATGCAAGGGTTTACGGAGATACATGGGTTTTCGAAAATGCACTGGTCTTTGGAAATCCACAGGTTTACGGAAATGCACAGGTTTACGGAAATGCACAGGTTTACGGATATGCACAGGTTTACGGAGATACATTGGTTTTCGAAAATGCAAGGGTTTACGGAGATACATGGGTTTTCGAAAATGCACTGGTCTACGGAGATGCCAGAATAGAACACAATAAATTAACCATCGATATATATAAAAACTTAAATCAGTAAAAAATTACAACAAAGATAAATCAGCGTCATGCGGAAGCGGAATACATATATCCGAACCGAATTATTGGGGTGAAGGTGATACATTAATATCCGTCGAGGTAGATTTAGCTGATATTATAACAGTACAGGATGGCAAAGTTCGTGCAAAGAAAATCAGAGTTATAGGCGAAGTCCAGTTATAGGAGGTAATGTATATGGATTATAAGAAATTACAAGATGAAATAAGATTAAATCTAAAAACTTTGGATTCAGAGAAAACAATATTAGACATGTATGACGTTGTTTTTAGAAAGTTTGCTTGGGGTAACACTGAATTTGGTAAAGGTGCGTTAGCGATGGTAAATGAAATTGAAAAAAATTTTAAAAAAATATTAAAAATCAAATAAGGAGACCTCATGCAAGAAATAGAAAAGAAAATACAAGATATAAGGGATAGGAATATACATGAAACCGATGGATTTTTCCCACCTGATTTATTAGATTATCAAAATCAAGTCAAAGACCTCGAAACAGCCCTGCGAGAAGAAAACGCAAAGTTGAAAAAGGTGTTGAGTGTTGTTGATGATGAATTATGCCCCTGTTCAGATTGTGGAGCAAAATGTGAAGGAACAGAAGAAGATTTGCCTTATGAATGTGCTAATTATGAGAAGATTGAGCTTCAAGAAAGAGTAAAAGCCAAAATACTCAAAGCAATAGGGGGTGTGTATATGGATAATGTTAAATTAACAGAAAAGGATATTAGCAATTTAAAGATTATGATTGATGATTTAATGAATCTTGAAACAGAAGATTTTGATTTTAGTGAGTATAACAATTCAATAATAGAAACAGCCAACAAGATTATTGATTCATAAAAGGATCACATGTTAGGAGAGGATAATGGATAAAGAAATATTTAACGAATTAAGAAATAGGAAAACAATTGACTATATCGATTTGATTGAAAGAATGTATAATGCGGTTGATGATTATGTATGCGTCAAACATTGCCCTTATATTAATGATGATGACATCGATAAATATTGCTTTGATTGTAAATATTTATCTTTAAAATCAGATAGGGAAAAATTAAAAACTAAATTTGAAAACATCATAAAGGAGAAATAAGATGAAAAAACAAATTAAAATAGTATCAAGATTCGATAGTAAAAATGTATTAGTATGCGGTAAATATGAAAGCGTTAAAGATTGTGTAGAGAAAAACGGAGCAGACCTTAGCGGAGCAGATCTTTACGGAGAAGACCTTAGCGGAGCCAGCCTTGACAGAGCCAACCTTCGTGGAGCAGACCTTCGCAGAGCCGACCTTCGTGGAGCAGACCTTCGCAGAGCAGACCTTATTGGAGCCAGCCTTGACAGAGCTGACCTTCGTGGAGCCAGCCTTTACGGAGCCAACCTTTACGGAGCCAACCTTCGTGGAGCCGACCTTCGTGGAGCCGACCTTCGTGGAGCCAACCTTATCGGAGCCGACCTTCGTGGAGCCGACCTTCGTGGAGCCAAAAACTATTATGATAACCATGAGTTTTTATTTGATGTAGTAAAAAGAAACAACGAAAAATTCACAGTTAAAGAACTCGGTAAAATATCTCAAGTCTATATGAGTTATTGGTGTTGGGATAAGATAAGAAAAATACCGTCTGCACAAAAGATATTAAAAAAAATTGCTGATTTGGGTTATGATGAATATTTAAAAAGATTTAAGGGGGAGATTTAATGAAAAAACTAATAAAATACTATAATGATAATCAGAGTGAAATCAAGGTTATAAATATAGACAACAAAAATGTTACGTTTAACCATAACCCAAAGACAGGGAATTATCAAATATATAAAATCGGCTTTTACGAGTGGCTGTTTAACCCGAAATATAAAGTGTTTGAGGTGTTTGGATTAGATGCGTTTGAAAGAAACCATATATTAAATGGTGCTTTAAGAATGAACACAGAAGAAATAATAAAATACCTAACAGAACAGATTGAGGAGAAATAAATGTATAAAGAACACATAGAAAAAGCAAGGGTGCATTATAAAAAATGGCAAGATAATTATAATGCTGAAAAATCAAATTATGTAGATGATTTGATTATTAGAAATATGATAGATGAATATGAACGAGTGCTAAAAGAGAATGCAGAATTGAAAAATGAATTAGATAGTTTACAAGCCGTATATGATTTAGTATTATCTGAACAGGAATGCACAATGTCAAATTGTGAATTGCAGACAAGGTTTGAAACGAAAGAAAAAATTATTGAGATACTCTCGGAACATTGTGACGATATGAACGAGATTGAGTACAATATAATGACTAAAAAAATAGAGGATTTGTAAATGAAAGAAGATTATTATTTAATGATAACCTGTGCATTGAGGTATGCACTCGGCCGACATACATATATCTGTAAAACGGTTGCCGATTATATCAAGGCAGAGAAAAATATACCTGAACATGAAACAGAAATAATGATTAAAGATATTAATAATCATTTCAACAATCCTATTGCGATGGATTATGAACACGAATGCGACCGAGAGACATGGTTGGATTTAATGGAATATTTAACAAAAATAACTAAAAAGGAGTTATAAATGACAAATCAATTTTTAAATGGTATATGCGGTATTGTAATTTTTGTATGCTTTCTATATCTTGTTGGAGCGACGTGGAAATAGAAAAATCTTTTATAAATGTTGATGACATAGACCGTGAACTTGCAAAACGTGAACATGTGGAGTTTATGCGGTATTGTTGGACGTTCGATAAAAAGAAAGACCCGTTTATTGTCGGTCGACATACAAAAGTTATATGCGATAAAATAGACAATGCAATTGCCAGTTATAGAAAAGGTCGATCGGTGTTCTTGATTTTGACTATCCCGTTTCGACATGGTAAGTCGCAGATTGTTTCTCGTTACTTACCACCACGTATATTAGGACTTTTCAAGAATATAGAGGTTTTAGTCGGTACATACGGTGCAGACCTCTCACACGACCTGTCAAGAGATTCTAGGGCTATTGTAGATACCGAGACATTCCGAGAGGTGTTTCCAGATATCAAGTTATCAAGTAAAACACATTCAGTTGAGAAATGGGATGTTGAACCTGTAAATAGAAAAGACAAGGTGAACGGAAAAACTCGGTGGGCTGGTGTCGGTGGTGCTATTACTGGTAAGGGCTATCATTTTGGTATTATAGATGATTATTTGAAAAACAGGGACGATGCGGAATCAGCAAAGACAAGGGATAGACAATGGGACTGGTTTACACAAGCGTTTTTTACTCGACGTGCCCCTGTAAGTGTTACAATAATATTAGCGACACCGTGGCATATTGACGACATTATCGGACGTATAAAGAAAAAGAATGATCCTGATAGTGAAGACTACGAACCAGACTTTCCAGTATTTGAGGTTATATCATTTCCAGCCGTGAGTGATAAATATGAAAATAAATATTTATTTCCTGAGAGATTTCCAGAGCAGTGGTATAAACAGCAATTCGCATCTTTGGGAAAATATGCATCGGCTGGATTGTTACAATGTAATCCAGTTATCAAAGAGGGTGGACGTTTGGATTGTAGCAGAATCAAAATAGTAGATAGTTTTCCTGATGGTTTAAGATGGGCTAGAATATGGGATTTAGCATCGACAAGCAAACAGCAATTAAAACAAGACCCTGATTATACGGTCGGCGGATTGTTGGCAGTAGGTGAAATTGAAAATGATGAAGGTGTAAAAGTTCCAGCGATATATATTAGAGATTTAGTTCGGGGGCAATGGTCAGCACCTAAGAGGGACCCGATAATATTACAGACGGCACAGGTTGACGGCGATACTGTCAAAGTGGGTATTGAGGCAATCGCTGGGTATAAAGACACCTATGAGAATCTAGCGTCGATATTAAGAGGGTTACGAACGGTTGAGCAAATATCACCAGCCAAAGACAAGATAACAAGAGCCGAACCATTAGAGCCGATATTTCAGGCTGGTAATATCTATTTAAAACGTGCAGAGTGGAATAGGGATTTGATAAGGGAATGTTCGGAATTTCCGTCTGGTTCGCATGACGATATAGTCGATGTTATCAGTAACGGATATACAATGTTGAAACAGGACACGGCAATTGTGACAAAGACATTTAGCAATAATATGAAATCGATGTACACTGAAAAAAGGAATAGTGTTATATAAAAAAACACTTGACTTTTTATTTTTAATTATTAGTATAATTATGTGAGGTGCAAAATGAGAAGTTACGGTAAAATTTATAATTTTGGACATAAAGCGATTGCTGATTTGTTAAAAGGCGATGTGCTAATTGAAGAAAAGGTTGACGGTTCACAATTTAGTTTCGGTATTTATGACGGTGAATTGATTTGTAAAAGTAAAAATAAAATACTTGATTTGACAAATCCTGTTAAAATGTTTATTCCAGCGGTTGAAACTGTATTGAGAATCAAAGAACACTTACATAATAACTGGACATACCGTGGTGAATTTTTGGGAAGACCGAAACATAATACACTTGCATATGACAGAGTTCCGAAAAACTTTATAATGATATTTGACATTGATACAGGGCAAGAAGATTATTTAACATATCAGAGTAAGGCGGCCGAGGCTTTACGATTAGGATTTGAGACAGTGCCGATAATCAGCAGAAAACCGATTGATAATATTGATGATTTTAAAGAACTGCTTGAAAAAGATAGTGTTCTCGGCGGTCAAAAGATTGAGGGTATGGTTATAAAAAATTATAGTAGATTCGGTGCGGACGGTCACGCATTAATGGGAAAATATGTAAGTGAAAAATTCAAGGAAACACATAACAAAAATTGGAAGCTGATGAACCCATCAAAAGCAGATCTTGTAACTGGAATATGTGAAATGTTACGAAGTGATGCACGTTTTGAAAAAGCCGTTCAACATTTAAGAGATAATGGAGAGTTAACAGAGTCGGTCAAAGATATTGGATCGCTGATAAAAGAAGTTCAAAAAGATGTTAAGATCGAATGTTCCGACATGATAAAAGATAAACTGTTTGATCATTTTTGGAAAAACATAGAGAGGTCAGTTGTACGTGGACTTCCTGATTGGTACAAAGACAAACTGGTTGAAAAACAATTTGAAAAGGAAGGTAAATAATGAAATTAAAAACAGGTGATAAAGTTGATTATAATAATGGGAAATCAATTTCAAAGGGTCATATTATAAGTGTGATCCATAAAACGACCGGAGATGATATTGCATTTATCAATCGTCATAGAGGAGCGGTGAAAATCAAAAATTTGGCAAAATCAATGGAGGGAAAATGAGAGGATATTCAGAGAGAGTCAAAGAATTCACGCGTGTTAAACTGGAAACTCAGCCTAATAATACCGTCATAGCAAGAGATATAATTAAACATTTTGATCTTGATAAAGAACTTGAAAATGTCAGATGTTTTGTTCGTAATTTGAGAAAACGGCTTAAAATCGAGGCAAAGCAAAAACCGATAAAAAGATTATTTTTTGATGTTGAAACGTCTTATCATATAGTCAGGGCGTGGCGATGCGGTAAACAATATGTTAGACCTGAAATGTTAAAAGAAACAAAAAAAATTATATGTATATCATACAAATGGCAATATGAAGATCGGGTTCATTCGTTGAGGTGGGATAAAAATCAGGATGACAAAGTTATGATAAAGAAATTTGTTAAAATACTCGGTCAAGCGGACGAAATAGTCGGTCATAATGGCGATCGTTTTGACATTAAAGAACTTCGTACACGTTGTATAGAACATGGATTATATATGTTTCCTACATATAGGACATTGGACACGTTGAAAAAAGCACGGCAGTATTTTTCATTTGCATCTAATAAATTGGATTTCATCGGACAATTTTTGCAGGTGGGCAGAAAATTGGATCATACAGGTTTGCAGATGTGGATTGACGTGATTGAGAATAAAGATGAAAAACAATTAAATAAAATGGTTGAATATTGTGAGAATGACGTTATATTATTGGAGGCGGTTTATTTTTCGATGTCACCGTATATATGGCATAACACAAATTTTGCGGTCTTAAAAGGTGGTCATAAATGGGAATGCCCCGAATGTGCCGGAGAAAATGTTGAAATGTACAAAACATATACGACCCCGATGGGTGTTATACGACGGAATATGAAATGCAACGACTGTAAAAAACAATACAGGATCAGCAATAAAACGTATTTACACATGTTGACATATTTAGAGAGACTAAAAATGAAAACTTGACTTTTTATTTTAGAGTTGTATAATTAAAGAGAGGTGAATGTATGACATTAAAAGAAGCGTGTAGATTAAGTAAAATCAAATGGAAGAAAGCGTATGAGACCGGGCATGATTCGCTTTCTTTATTTCTTTGGTGCTCACAAATCGACGAATTAAAAAACTTAAACAGTAATTGTGGGTTCTGTCATAGACACATGGAGGTTTGTGAATATTGTGAGTTGTCTTTTCTTTGGGGTTGGAGCTGTGGTTCAGAAAGTTCTTTATTTTTAAAATGGCGTTATGAACAAAATATTGATATGCGCAAAGTATATGCAAAACAAATATACAACGATATATGCACGATTGAGAGGGGGATAAAGAAATGAATTTAAAAGACATAACAGTTGATTTAGAAATAGCCAAACAGTTAAAAGAGAAAGGGTTTAAACAATATAGTCTGTTTGTATTTCTTTCGGACATGGCTAATGGTTATAATTTAGTAGACAGTGGTGATTTAAGTGAATTTAATGATATGTACGCTTCCCCCACAGCAGAAGAACTACTTGCAGAGTTAGAGTATAACAGATTTGAGATATATGCACATAGACCAAAAACGAAATCTTCGTATCTTTATTATGAAATATATGTTCAACTGATTTCAGAAAGTTTCATTGATAACAAACTATGCAATGCACTTGCAAAAATGTGGATATACTTAAAAGATAATAATTTATTGGAGGTCGAGAATGTATAACATAATAAGAAAAACTTTATACTATATGATAATATCGCCGTTGTATGTGATTGGTTACCCATTGTTTGTATTAATATTATTTATGGTATTAGACGACAGAAAAGACTTTAAAAAAGAAATGAGTTATTTACACAATGTAATTAAATGTAAAACATAATGCGTTGAAAAGTCGATTTTTAAAAATCGCCCTGCATGGTCTTGTCAACCGTGTGGGGTTTTTTGTTTTTATTTTATTTTTTACTTGACATCGAAATAATAAGGTGTTATTATATATCAAGATAAATTTTGGGAGTGGCTTTATTTTGAAGATTAAAGAATCTTTCGGTAGATTAAAAACTTTTGTAGGAAAGAAGTTATTCAAAAGTGTTATTGATATTGAACGTAGTACAGCGTTCAAAGAGGCTTCAAGTTTGCGTGTTCGTGAGGACAGTAACTGGCGACGTATAACAGAGACATCACGATTAAGAGATTTAACACCATTAAAACATGACAAAATGATTAAGGTCGTGGACTGGCTCGTTGAGAGAAATCCACAGGCTCGGCGTATTATTAAATTATGGACCGATTTCACTTATGCGGACGGTATTTCAATTAAATTTAAAGATGAAAAGGCGCAGGAAATTATAGACAAGTTTATGCTGATTAATGAGTGGGAAGAACGCGGTGGGCAGAGATTTGAAGATTTATCGAGATATGGAGAATTGATATTCAGACCGTTCGTAAATGAATTTAACGGTATTGTAAAACTCGGGGCGTTTGATCCTGAACAGATTGACAAAATTACACGAAATGAAGAAAATGCTGAAGAGCTGGAATATTTATATCCGAAATCATCGGAGACATCACATGGACCTAATACAAAAAAATATGAAATCATAAAACGGAATTATAAAGAAGATAAAATTTCAGGTGAAATATTCACGTTTCAGATTAATAAAAGTTCATTCGGTACACGTGGTCAAAGCGATTTGTTGAATATCGCGGATTGGCTGGATATATATGATAAAACATTATTCACAATGTCAGAACGTGTTGTATTTTTGTTATCTTTTTTATGGGATATTACGATTGAGGGAGCGAACGAGCAGGATATAGCAGGCAGAGCAATGGAATTATTAATAAATCCACCGAAAGCCGGTTCATCTGTCATTCATAATGAGAAAGAGAAATGGGACGCGATGAATCCGAAATTGACAGCCGATGATCTGGTTGATTTTATGAAAATGATCGGGACTCAATTAACGAGTGGCAGTGGTTTTCCATCGCATTGGATTTTTGGAGTTGGCGATGATATAAACAGAGCAACAAGTAAAGAGATCACTGAACCGACAATAAGACAGATTAAACGACGTCAAAAATTTATACGTGATATGTTTATTTTACTGGTTGAATATCAGATTCAAGAGGCTATTAACGCGGATCAGTTAACCGGGAAGGTCGCAGACTATCCATTCAAAATTACTTTAGCGGATCCATCTAAAAAAGACGTTGAACTTGTTGCTGATAGTATAAGCAAATTAACACCGGCACTATCTCAATCAGTAATGGATGAATTCTTGAGCAATGAGACAGCACAGAGAGTAATGGCATTGATGATTAATCAATTAGGTGTTGAAACTAATGCAGAAGAAGAAGACAAAAAAATTGACGATGAACAACCGATTAAAGAATCTAAGCATGCTTATAATGCCTTACAGGATATATATAAAAAGATAAAATGTAGTTTAGATAAAACAAAAAGGCATAACAAGCAAAAAAAAAAGTGGGCTGATAACAACCCTGAAAAAAGAAAGGCTCATAATGCATTAACAAATGCTATAAGAGACGGAAAGATAAAAAGAGGTAAATGCCATAGTTGCGGGAGCCAAAACGCACAAGCACATCATAATGATTATAGTAGACCTTTTGATGTTGTTTGGGAATGTTCAAAATGCCATGGAAAAAGACGCAAGGGAAATGGTAAAGAATCATAATTAATGGCAGTAACACAAAAAGAGAAAAGAGCATTTCAAACTAAGGTTAATAAATTTATCCGTGGTGGGGATAAACTTACTAATGCTGAAATGAAACAACAAATACGACTATTAAAGAGAGCAAGGAATGAAATTTCACAGGACTTGTTATCTGCTGGCACTGGTACGTTTGATGCATCGGTGTTACCTGAAATATTAGGACAAGTCAATTTCAGGATTGATCAGTTATCTGCTAATATGGCGGATAGTCTGGCAGTCGGTCAAAGTGGTATGTTTGAATTTGCGACGGATCAGGCGGATGATTTGGTTTCCGTTCAAGGTGTATCAATGACACCGTTTAGAGTTGATGATACGCTATTGAATGCGAATGTAACATTGACAGGAGAATTAATAAGAACAGTACCGCAGGATTTAAGAAAAGAAGTCGGTAATCAGATTTCATTAGGCATGGCACGTGGTGACAGTGTGACGGAAGTTGTCAAGAATATTAATAATAAAGTATTCAAACAACAATACTGGAAAACCGAGCGGATAGTCAGAACAGAAATGATGCGTACTCAATCAATCGCAAAGTATCAACGTGATAGTGAGATAGTAGAATCAAATCCGGACATGTTGAAAAGATGGTTGTGGTCACATAAACCAGACGGACGTTCTGGGCATAGTTCTATTGAACAGGAAACAAAAGAGAATCCAATTCCATTTGAAGACCCTTTTATGGTTTCACCTAAAGCAGGCGGGAAAAAAGAGGCTTTACAGTTTCCGAGAGACCCCGCTGGAAGTGCCGAGAATACAATTAATTGCGGTTGCGTGAGTATATTGGTAACACCTGAAATGGCAAAGGCATTAAAACAAGAGAGGTAAAAAAATGAAAGACAAATTAAATCCGAGATTTAAACGAGCAGGAGATGGATCAATCAGTGGTAGTAGAATCAGAATATGTACGTCGAGAAAAGATGATAATGAGATTATTGAATATGTTGACGATATTACAGATACAAGTAAAAAATTTGTGACCGCACGGGTCAAGAGTCGTGCTGGTGTTAAGTCATTTATAGTGGTTGAGAATCCAAATTACAGAGGTGAATAATGGATATTAAATATGTTTATAAAAGAAAACATGCTCTTGAAAAGCGTATCTATAATATGATTAGAAGATTTGAAAATGATTGTAATATCACTGTCGGTAGTATAGAATTTTTTAATCCTACAGAGAATGGTGATATTAATGAAAATTATGAAATTCATTTAAATACGGAATTATGGAATGACAAATCAAAGGTGGAATCATAATGCCAAAAGATTGCATATATTGTCAGATAGCAAAAGCACGTAAAGCCGTGCGGATTATACATGTCAATGAAGATTTTATGATATGGCAATGGTATAAACGAGAGCCTCACGTATTTCATGTAACATCGATGTTACACCGTGAGACTTTTACAAGTGCAGATATAGAGTATATAAAACAATTTCAAGCGGATATGTTCAAGGACCATGATTTAGAAAAATTGAGTTTAGGTGGTCATGCACATTGGATGTTTATTAAGAGAGGTGTAGAATGAATTTAATTTTCGGTAAGTTGAAAAACGGTGACTGGATAATCGGTGATAGTGACGATAAAAAAACGGTGAAATCGCCTTATGCGGTTGTCATTATGCCAAACAAGACATTTATAATGTTTGATATACGACAGGGGTTAACTCCGGACGATGTAGAAATAAGTATATCAGATTTTCTGTTTACATGTATTCCAAGTGATCCAGTATCAGATGCATATTTTCAGGCAAAAACAGGGATCGCAGTAAAAAAGAGCAAAATAATTAAACCAAACGGGAGCGTGAATTAATGAAAGAAGACAAAAATAAATTTAATTTATTAGACATATTTAAGATACCACGAAAAATGAGGCGACGTAGAACACGTAGAAAGTTTTTCGCTCAATTGAATAAAGATAAAAAACGAATTAAAGCATTAAATAATCATTATAATAATATGATGGCAAAAAAAGACAGAAAACTAAAAAAAAAGAAACGTCAATTGTTAAACAAGATATTCAAGCGGACGAATTTAAAAAATGTTCCTGATAAATTAATGGCTGAATTATTTGAGCTGAAACCTGAATTAACGAACAAACAAAAGAGGGCTTTATTTAGTGAGTAAGTGGAATGATTATAATTTAGATATTGCCGATGATGTACTTATTAAAGATTTTATTGAACTTGTCAAACTGATTGATAATTTAGATGATTATTTCAAATCGAATGAACAGATAATTGATTTATGTGTAAAAATAGTTGATAGATTAATTAAAAATGATGTTGTCACATTTGATGTTGATTCACTGGATAAAAAAACAAGGCAGATACTGGTTGAATGTATAACTAAATTGGTTGTCGGTAGTGTTGAGTTGTTTGATGCCGAGATGATTTGGTTTAATAATATCAATGATGGAATAATCAATGATAATAAAGGATTCTACATATTAAACAGCCAACGTATATCATTCGGATTGATCAGGACTATAGACGATAGAATAAGAGAGTTTATACCATTCAATAATCCGTTTATCTTGGATTGTAAATATGATAGTTTA